ACCATCACCAGGAAGTACGATATCAAGTTCCGGAGAACACAAAACGAGCGAGCCGTTGTTGCCAAAAGCCCACCCGTTTCCCTGATCCTCATCCGTAAATGAACGAGGCTGCTTCCTATAAACTTTGAATGAAATATCGCCAACTTTAACTACGCTACCGTGGTCGATGAAGTTGACTTTTGTTCCCTTGGCCTGCACAGCTCTGATGAATTCGTACATGTTGTCAATGTCTTCAGCTACAGACCTGCCATTAGAAGTGTTATCAACTCCATGCTTGAGAGAATCGGGATGATAGCAAAGCACCTGTTTGATCTTAAGCTTCCCGCTCTCTACGATTCGTCTAGGTCCTCCGTAATGGTCACCATGAGCATGAGAAACTGTGCAAATATCAATCACTGTGATACCATTGGACTTGAACCACTCGATGAGAGCATCAGTTGGCTCGCCACCCTGGAAACCGTCGTACAAATATGCGACTTTTTTGCCATCAGCAAGAGTGATGATCATTCCCAGACCATCGCCCATGCGGTAGTTATCGTAGCTTTTGGGAGGAGTAATCTTAGGAAGGTATCCATCTACTGCCATTTTGAAGTCCTCCTATTATCTATAAAGGATACGCCAGTATGCGCTGTTGGTGACGTCAGTATCTCCTTGATAAACGTTGTAAATCTTTACAAAGTAGCCCTCGTTATTCTTAACAAGTCTAAGCCTGACAAATCCATCGTTGGTTTTTGTCCAATGGTTAACATGTCCTACTAGACTTGCACTAGATACGAATAAGGTATTTTCAACGGGTATATGAAAACCTATACTTGTTTTTTGAGAATTATCTCCGACGATCCATCTAATCCATATTACTACATAAATCTCTTTAGCTCCGTCTGGAATGCGATGAAAATCAGTTCCTTGATAATCTGCGTCTTGCACGGATTTCCAAGTAAGTTTATTATTCACTGCGGTTTCGAGATCAGTGATTTGGTTTACTATCTGACTATACCAATCCCAGCCTTTTTTTGCTTCTGCTTGTCCCCATTTCTGATATGTATTCTGTACAATTAAACCTGTTGCCGGATCAACCTCGCAAATACCGAACGTTAAAGCCTTGATGCCGTTCTCAGTATTAAAAGTCGTGTGCTCGTCTTCCGTATCCAATCCGAGTCTGGTGAGATCTGCAGCAGTAGCAATAATAAAATAAAAAGGATTATCGGTGTTTGACAAATCGCAAACAGCCAGAGGATAGCACTTTTCAGTTTTTGTAAGCGTTGTCGGATTGGGTACAGTTCCTCCGGTGACAACGCCAAGACGCCCACCAACTACGATTCTTCCGCTAGTAATAGTAAATATGCCGTTTTCTACTTTAGTTTCGCATCCCTGAATGACCCCGCTGTTAAAAATCGCAGTGTCCATCATCTCCGCAAAGTCGACAGATGTCATTTCTTTGTTAGGAAAAACTCGAATGTCTATCGAAGCTTCTGCCATTATGTACCTCCTCTCAGTTTCCGTCGCTTAGTAAACTCGATACGATCTGAGCCAAACAGCAACGTTATTTTACTACCGTCCAAAATTCGGCCTGTTAAAATAGATGAGTACGAAGCGCCTTGATACCAGACAGCTACCGTTTGACCAGTAGCCAAATCTATAGGGGCAACGTTTACGTCATCTACATAGGTTTCTAACTCTATAAGGTTGTCGTACTCCAACCCAGCCAACGCACTGTACGCTGCTTCAAGTGCAGCCTCTGCAAAAGCCTCAGAAGTGGCATCTTCTGGTGTAACGATTTTGACTGACTGTTGCACGGGAACAATTCGATTAGTGTTGTCGAGATCCCATGTATTGTCAGGATGAACATAAAAGGTCACACTTTGCGATAGATTATTGAAGTTGTAGACAACTAGTTTATTCACGCCCGTATTCTGTTCGTTATAGCGCAACGTTTTGACATTGACTGACGGTAAGTCGCCACTAATCTTGAATACGTTGGGGCGTTTAGTAATGGTCAACTCAATCTTTTTAAGACCAAATATAGGTCTAGCCACTACAGCTATTCCGTACTTGGTAAGGGCCTTTACGATAATATCAGAATATAAGTTAACCTCTTTGTGGTGCATATCCACGTCTTCCGATCTATAACCAAAGCTCCAGTCCTGAGTTTGGGTTATGAGCGGATCTATAGTGACCGTCATGGGAAGTCTTTGGCTAGTGTCACTTGTGTTGATGTAAGTGCTTAAAATGTAAGTTTCTATGAGCTTTTCGAGCGTTGGGCGAGTCGAAGGTTTTCCAGTTCCTTGCAGATGCGTATCAAACAGCACCTCCTCGTCAAACACGTTAACGAAGGACTTGAAGCTTACTCTGGTCGTTTCTTCACCTGGAGAAACATCTGTTACGACGCCAAAAAAGGAATAGTCTTCGCTCTTCAGCCGTACAAATTGTCCTCTTACGACCAATAGCGTAGATTCAATGTCGATAACATTGATCGGACCTGTAATATAATCGTCGTCGATTGGTACAGAATCCAAAAGCGTGTTGTGCGCAAAAGACAGATCACGATTGAAAAAGTCAACGTTATACTGTGGCATAATGTATGTGTCCTTCCAGCTCTAAAGTTACTGCAGCCTCATCCGCTGAATGCACAGAAAACATGTTAACTCCTTCCTCCAGAGTGAAGAAGCACTCTTTATCGAAGTCCCGAAGTGAGTAGACGTTACGTGTTACTCCAGTCTGCAAATTCTCTATGACCAGTGAATACTGTCCTTCGGTATTGTCGATGATAAGCTTCTCGTTCTCCGTAAGAACCATGCTACTACTTGAATCAAAACCCCCAAGTTCCACGACTTTCCCGTCAACGTGGTGAGTCCAAGTAGGGTTCACAACTGGTCCAAAGATAGTAAGACGGATAAATCCCTTAGTATTCGAGTCGCAGTTAAATGAGACTACATTACGAGCCTCAGCGCCGAACTTATATCGAGGATTTGTTAGATCATCAGCCGAACGGTCCCAGGCATTACCGACATCCCAAACCCAACCGGCATTCTCATCGACTGGGATAGGTTTCGCCACATAACGCTGGATTTCGTACCAAGGCGTATATGGTGTAAACTGAATATCGCAATCAAGGATTCCAAGCTTAGTAAGTTCAGTTTTAGACAGCTTTGAAACTCTTACTTTTTTGCAATACATCTTACCGCTGATGTCATGCGGATAATATTTGAGAACCAGCGGCGGCTTAACAATAAACTTTCTAAAGCTCTCATATTTCTCATAAGGAGTTGTGGAGCCGAACTCTGTAAAGCATAGCTTCCCGCCAACAGGTAGCTGGTTGTTTGTCGACTTATTCAGCCTCCATACGGGTCCAACGCTCCTGAAATCATTCTCCTCTTCAAAGCCGAGCCCTTCTATATCATGGAATAGAATTTCCTCGGTCGTGATGCTGATTTCTTCTCTATCAGCGTTTTCCAGTTTAAAGTACCTCATGCTCCATCCTTATCAATAAAAAGAGGTCCTCCCGGTGAAGAAAGGACCTCCTAATTATGCCATTCCCATACGTCTGTTGAGATAGTCGAAAGCAGAATCTCCGTCAATGATTGCGTAGCGATTCTCTCTCACAGCATCAGCTATCCTGCCATTGCTGTCGATAAGCCTATCAAACTTATCAGTGTAATCTCTAGACATACGGTTAAAGTATGCGGCTCGTTGCTGATTTTGAATGTCAGATGCACGATAAGCCATTCCGGTTGTCATACTATTAGATTTGCTGAACATATCGTCGATTCTGCCGATTCCATATTCAACGCCAGATGTATCAATTACAGGACGGATTACTGGCGATGTATCTACGTTCTGATCAATCATGTCAGCAAGCGAACTCGCTACAATCATAGCAGCCATTAAACTCTGAGTTGCTAATTCTTTAGCCGCATCCTCAGATAATGCAGCATCTCTTTCGATTCCTAATGCATAGCCCTGAGAAGCGTAGCGACCGAGTTTAATAAACTCTTTTGCTGGTGACTTAGCTCCTTCAGCCGCTGCTAATGCTTTGATAGCATCGTTAGCCATGTCTTCAGCTTTTCTTACTGCTTCGGACGCTTTGTCTACAATACCATCTCTGAAGCCTTCTGCTGCGTTCTGACCTTTGGCGAAGAATCTATCGTAGACATCCCAGAAGCCTCCAAGCGCCGTATTAACTAATGTTCTTACGGCATATTGAGCTTGTCCAGCATTGTCACTGATTCCTCTGCCAAAGTTTGCTGCTGATACTGTACCCTTAGCGTTAAAGTACTTATACTGATTGTCAAACATTGACAAAATAGCACTAAGGAACAGAGTGGATATTTCAGTTATAGCTGTGCTGGCATAGTCATTAAAGCCCTTTGTAAATCCTTTAGCAGAATTACCACCTGCATTCTCAAATCTAGTAGCACCCGCTACAGACGCATCGGTTTCTACCGTTCTAAGGAAAGACGTAATTGCCATAGACACTTCGTCGGTTTGCTCAGTAAAAGCGTCCGCAAAGTTCTGCGTTGATGATTTACCGATTTCAGTAAAAGCCTTGGTGAACTCAGCCACGCCACCCATTTCTTCGCCACTAATGGATCTAAAGAAATCGGCGAGGGCTTCAAAGGCTGTAACTGCCCACAGCAAGTCTGCCGGACTGAAACCCGTTGCGTTTTGCTGATATGTGCCTAAGGCTACGCCAAGCTGAGTTAACGCCTGAGCAAAGGAATCGATGTAGTAAATAGCATCGGGGTCATTACCCATCCCAAGAAGCCCAGACATAGCCGCTACAACGTTATTTAATCTATCAGGGTCAATATCTGGTGAATTGATTGCCTGACAGAATTCAACAATGTTGCCTCCAAGACCGGCTAAGCCTGCACCAAACTGCGACAGATCTTTCTCACCGAATACCTGCTGGAATAAACCACCACTATTGGTAAGGCTATCCGCAATCTCGACCATAGGTACTACAGCATCAGCTAGCGTTTGCACTCGTTCGGGTTTAATATTGCCTATACTCCTAAGACTGCTGTAGAAATATTTAAAACCTACGCCAAAGGAAGCTAACTGTAATCCAAACTTGCCGATATCGGATATACCAATAAAATCAGGAATAACGCCTGAATTAGCTTCGAGCTTTTCAGCTATTTCGATCATCGGCTCGGTTCCGTCAGCGATGTCTTGAATTCTCTGAACATCAACTGAACCAGCAGCTTGTGCCCATCTGTTGAACAGTAAAAACGATACGCCAAATGTTCGCATCTGCTCGCCGAACTTGCCCATGTCGGTAAAGCCAGCAATAGTCGCAAATAAGCCGACATTAGGACCGAGTTTGTTAGCTAAGTCAATCCAGTCGCTGGTGGCATCGATAATACTAGACATTTTATCCGTATTAACGTCGCCATGTTCTTCAACTGCGTCACAGAAGTCAAAGAAAGCCGTGGCATATTGGACCATAGCGCTTCCAAACGTGCCAAAATCAGGTGTAAGACCAACAAAAGAAGCGACTGCTTGTACAATCTCAGTTTTTGTCAGCGACCAAATAGCATCAGCTAAGTTCTTAGCATTAGCCGCTTTAGTTTCGTCAACATCGTCGAGCATTGATAAGAAGTCACCGATACTCTGTGCAAATGTCTGCATAGATTTGCCAGCTTCTTCTGTCTTTGCAGCTCGTTCATTAAGATCGTTCATGTCTTTACCGCCAAGGCCCGCAAAGAACGCATGAATCGCATAACCGAATTTATTCAGTCTTTCAGCCAGATCATCAATGTTGTACGTGAAATATGCAGCAACTCCGATTAATACACCAACTAAAGCTGCCACGATATCTATAGCGGCTGCGACCTTAGCGGCGGCCTGGGGGTCGATACCGTTAAGCAACTTAAGCGCCGCTGTTATTGCTAGAATAACGGCACTTAGAGAAATCGCTATTCCTATAACCTGGCCAACATTGGTGAACTTTGCAAGGGCTCCAATAACAATTCCTACGCCAACAATCACAGCTAATAAAGCTACAACACTTCCCGCCAGCTTCTTACCGTCCATTTCCTGCATGATTTTGAATGCGGCTGTCAGCGACAGGAAGACTATAGCTAACGATACCGCAGATGCGAGTACTTTTGCCATTGGAAGTGATGATAACTCAACTAAAGCTAAACCTATTAGATAAGTAGCCGCAGCCATAGCTATAGCAGCTTTCAGCGATCCTTTGTTTTCGGAAGCTATATTAATGGACGCCGATATAGCTATCATCGCAAACGAAAGAGCCATAACTGCGCCCATTAGTTTACTTGTCTTTATCAGCGTTAATAATGCTAAAGCTGGTATAAGTAAATTAATAGCTACCGCAATCCCTAAGAATGCAACAGCAGCGCCGATAGAACTTTGACCAGCAAGCCTTACTGCCCCTGCCATCAATCCCATGAATATCGCAATGGCAATGCCACCTTGAATTAAAGTGTCGGGATTCATCTTGCCTAAAAGATATACAGCCGGAACAAGCAGATTAAGAGCTACTGCTATGGCAAGAAATGAAACTGTTGCCTGCTTACTACTCGTAGCCGCCCATTTAACAGCTGTGGCCATTGCTATCATGAATTTAACAATCGCCTTTCCGCCTTGCTTTAGCACATTTTCGTCCATTAACCCTAAGGCTAGTACGGCAGGCACAAGCAGATCGAGCGCCAAAGCTATAGCTAAGAACGACCATGTCGCCTGCTTACCACTACCAGCTGCCCATTTAACAGCTGTGGCCATAAACATCATGAATATAACAACCGCAGCCCCGCCTTTGATAAGCATATCTCTGGGGATAAGGGCAAATAAGCCTATTGCTGCGGTAATAGCGAGCATGCCTATACCTAAACCAAGAAGCGCAGAACTTACAGCTTCCAAAGTTTCCGGAGGGGTCATCGCCAAGACCATTGCAAAAGTTAAGAAGAAGCTCGCGAAAGCTAAAAGCACATCAGCGTTGTCTCTGATTCGCTCGTAGTTAACAAAATCACTTCCCAGCAATGCAATAGATCCTGCTATAAGAGCTACGGCAATTGCAAAGTCTCTAAGAGCCGTAGTAAACGGTTTCTTGCGCCACTCTTTGAAAACACCCTTAACATCGCTCCAGTTCGTAGCTAATGTTCCGAAGCTTGACGCCATAGTTTTTAAGGAAGTGCCAAGTCCAGCGAACGACTCTAAAACCTTAACTACTCCAGCACCACCTTTGTCGATAAAGCCTGCGACGCTTGTGAAAATGCTTCCAAAGCTACCAATAGCTTTAGCGATATTGCCAATAACATCTCCAGACTTTCTCAGGATTTTAATAATGGCAAGCTGCTTCAGAAAAGTGAGCAGGTCTCCGCTGTCCCAATTTTTAAGTCCCTTGAAATGCTCGGCAATGTCTTTAAGTATTCCGTATGCGTCATGGCTTTTGATTTTTTCGATAAGGTCTTCTATGCCAGTAAGACTCTCGCCAGCATCAGACAAACTACTCTTAGCTGTATCGACTGCCTTATCCGCTTTAAGGACCCATCCGACAAAAGATATAACTTTCCCAACAAGGCCGTCCAACGACTTACCGAGCGGTGAAGAAGCCAAACTAGATTTACCAATGGACTTTCCGACCTGCTCGGTTATGCTCTTAGTCATAAACTTAAAGAAACTAGGAAGACCTTTAGACGCCTCTTTAATTATCGTACTAAAAGTATCGACGAGCGCCTTGCCAATATCGCTTTTTTCGCTGAGCATCTGGGGAAGTTTCTGAACCTTCTGGAAGAATTTGTCCAAAGCGTCAGGAGCTTTCATCAAATTTTCAACGAAGCTGGCAATAATATTAGCAGCCGTTTCGACAACTCCACCTTCTCCGAATACATTAACAAAACCTTCGCCATCTTTCAGCTTTGTACCGAACGTCTGATCGATAAGTTCAAGCATCTTTTTCAGATTTGTTAAGAAAGTTTCCTTAAGCAATCCGCCGAGTGCCTGGAAGAGCGTAATCATCTTCTGAACACCTTCGAGGTTCTTAATTCGCTCAAGATACTCTCCGAGTTTACCGAATACTTTTCTTACAGTATCACCAGCATTCTCAAGCGAACTAAAGTTGAAAGCATCAGAGAATTTGCCTTTAAAGTCACTAAGCGACGACGCTATGTTAGGCATGTGCTTAGTAACAAACTCGGTAATCCGGTCAAAGAAAGCCATCTTACCGTTGTTCATTAAGGCAAGAAGCTCTTTAACTCTGGTGTGGAGCGACAGGAAGAAATCGATAACGTCTGCAGCTCGGTTAGCTAAATAGTTAAAGAAACCGTCTTCGCCAAAGAACTTAAAGAAGCTCTTATTCTTATCGATTTTTGGAGTAAGCAAATGGTGGAGAGCACCAAGAATGCCTCTCGTAAAATCAATAAAGCGATCTTTAACCCATGTGACAGCGTTACCGAAATGCGTTATCAATCTTGCAAAGCCCGAAAGCTGAGAGAGCTCTTTAAAGAACTTACTGATGTTGGAGCCCATCGAAGTGAAGCCGTTAAGGAAATCTTCGAGAAGAATCTTGAGGTCTGCTAGTACGCTACCAAGTTCTTCGCTTTCCCAAATCTCTTTAATAAATTCTCTAAAGGGCTTAGTAAATAACTTAATAATGTCGATTCCTAATTTCATAGAATCAAGGAAACCGTTAAGAGTTTTACCGTACAAATCGAAGTCTACAACCCAATCGATCAGATCTCCAAAGGCTTCTCCGAAATCTCCAAGAGCCTGTGCGCCAACTTCAAGAACTTTAGGAAGGCTAGTCATGATACGATTCTCAAAAATATCATAAAGCGTCTGCCCCATGTATTTTCCGAGTTCAATAATCTTGGACATACCGCCGACAAAGCGCTGCAGATTCTCTAGAATTGTGTACTTTTTATCGAGTTTGCCCATTGCGTCAGCCTGGTCGTTAAGAGCATCGGTAGCTCCATCAGCGGCATCAGCAACTTCTTCCTCTTCCACTTCGTATCGAAAAGAGCATCCGAGTAATTCGTTTACCTTATTTTGAATTCTCTCATAAGAATAGCCGAGTTCCTCAAGTTGGTCGCGTCGTTCCTGGCCATTTCCATAGTCACCACGGATAACCTTATTAGCCATTTCCAGAAGTTCTTCGGCAGGCTCCAGTGTATCAGTTATTTCTTTCTTAGTGTTACTAATCTGCTGATTAATACCCTTAATGCGTTCGGTCAAGGGCTTCACATAGGTGTCAACAAAGTTAGTAATTTTATCGAATTTAATGCCATCAATGATAGGTACCAAATAACGGGCCACGGCGCCCATAACCTCGCCAGCAAGTTCACCAAAAGGCTTAATGGCCGCTTCAAACTTTTTAAGCATAGGCTTTGTACGCTGAAGAACGATTAAAGCCGCGTCCATAAAACCAGACGCATAGACCTGACCTATTCTGGCAAATACCGCTTTATTGTTTGCAAGGGCACCAGTAAAGGTCGAGTCAGCCTTATGCGCAGCATCACCGAAAGCTTGGTTTATCGCTTTGTAAAAATCCGTAAAGCTTACTTTACCTTGAGATACTAATTCTCTAACCTGAGCTTCAGTTTTGCCGAGATAATCAGCCAAAGCTTTAGTCGCGTTTAAGCCTCGAGTTGAAAATTGCATCAGCTGTTGGCTATAAACACGACCATTACTAGCCATGGTTGTAAAAATACTGGACATGTCGCTAAATTCAACATTAGCCATGGAAGCCGCGTTACTAATAGCCTGTAAGACGCCTTTCATCTCATCGCCAAAGTCAACGCCCGATGTGGCCAACTGAGCCGCAGCGCTAGCCGCCTCGTCAAAACCGAATCTCGTACCGTCGACGGCATCCTGAATTATCGGCTCAGCTTTTGCCCATGACAACCCAAGGTTATCAATCATAAACTGAGCCTGTTTAACGCCTGCTGCTCTTGCCCAACCTCTATTAGTGAGAATGCCCCAGATAGAATTGATAGGCGAAAGAATTTTATGAATAAGAGAAGTGCCTAAGTTTACCGCTTTCTGAGTCAGAGTCTGCAGAACTGTAGTTCCTATAACACCCATTGTGGAGAAACGCTTGGAAATTGTATCGACATCGTCAGCAAGTCCACCTGCGTTGAAACCTTTAAAAGCTCTGGAAAGACCGTCAATAGCTTTACCATTAATGCTATTGAGCGTATCGGTAACCGTATGCCTGAATTTTAAGAGAGTGGAAATGCTCTGTTTCACGCCGCTCTCGAATTGCTCGTTGTGAAACGTAAACTTGAGCATGGCTTCTTTTACTCTATCATCACTCATACATCTTTCACCTCCTTCCAAAGCTCTTTAGCTAGATTATCGAATACTTCTTTAGTCGAATCGGCTACGAAAGGATGCGGTGGAACATAACCGCCATTCCTCGTCCCGTGTCCGAACTCGATTAGGATAACGATCGGTATCTTATCGGCCGAAGTCGACAGATTTGTGTTATAGAACTCTAAAGACGCTGAAATTACGCCTCCTGACGCATTCCGTTGGACATTTGAGCGATACTTCCAAGAGGCGGCTGTTAAACCAGTTCGCTTAGGTGTAGCTTCCGCAAGAGCTTCTACACCCTTCTTACCGTATTTGTCTAATATAGACTGCAAATCAATTCGCAACAGCTTTCTTAACCATGATTCAGTAGCCTTCAAGTCGCCAGAAGACGTAAGGTTCAGTATCTTTATCTGTGACATATCATCTCTTCCTTTTAGCCGCTGCCGCTTTCCTTCTTTGAGCGCTAATGCGTGCATACTCTAGCGATCTTTCAGCTTGCGACTTCTTTTTAGGCGGCTCATTCTTTCTTTGACAAATTCGAATCAGCATTATCAATCGACTGAGATGCCATTTTTCGAATTCGACAGGTATTTGATAAGAAATCATCCAGTAGTATATGAGCTCCGAAGTAATTTGTTCTCTACGACCCTTAGAGTCTCCGAAGTCAGATACACTGGATGCTGTACGAGATTCCTCGATATACTTAGCAATGCGTTTTTGTTCTTTTAAGGGAATGGCTGACAGTGTTTCTATGTCGACGTTCTTTGGGCTGATAACCATGCATTTGAAATAGTCCAGCCACATTTCGTTTGTTTTTTTGTCGGAACGTGGATCAGGACCCTTAAGGAATGGAACTTGCCATTTTTCTTCCCATTTTGAAATCGAAAGTAATGAATGCTCCATGATGAGCGTCGCAGGCTTTACTGTGATGAATTCTTCTTTTTGGCCATCCCAAAAATCGCCACCGGGCACTACGACTTTTAAAGGCATGATTATTCTCCGGTCTTAAATGCATCTGCAGCATCGATCGTTGTAGCCGCCTTAGCCACTGCTGCATTAATCTCATCCTCAGATACGCCATCAAGAGGCATAATACCTTTAACGAACTCCAGAACTTTATCTGTGGCATTCTCGCCCATAAGTTCCAGAAGCAACTCGGTATATGCTTCGGACTGAACAAACTCGTCCAGGACCTGCTGATTCTTGATGAAACGCTTGCCGTCTTCGGATTTCACACCGTAAGACAGATGGATCATCTTTTCGAACAAATCGAACAACTTACGATTGTCATGAGTATCAACGATCCGCTGCAGAAGGGCTTCCATACCGCCATCTGCTGTGATTTCCATCTTAATAAGTTCGGCCTTAGACAGGTTGAAGTAGAAGGCCTCTCTTCTCTGCTTCCCGTTGTAGTCTGTGTAAGTGATATACTTTTTAAGCATCTATTTCTCCTTTCTAAAATAAAAGGCCCCGTAATTAACGAGGCCTTACAGATCCATATTCAATTGTCAGGGCTTGACTTCCCACTTCTTAGTGGTGGAGTTGTACTGCATGCCGAGAGTCGTGAAGACCTCGTCCGGCTTAGGCAGTCTGGGAGTAGTACCATCAGCGATTCCATACAGAATTGCCTCAAGAGCAGCCAGCTTCGTAGCATCGACCAGGGTGGAATCGATAGTGATAAGCGCAGTGTTCTTAAGGCCCTGAGCAGCGATCGGAGTTGTGGACAGCTCAAAGCTCAGGTTGGAAGTCTCAGGGCTATCGTTGACGGTGCTGTAGCTTCTCTCGGAAGGAGCAGCCGTTGCATTGTAAAGCAGGTGAAGCTTATAGCCGTGGTCATTGCCTACGATCTCATTACCGATCAGAGTCCTGTAAGACAGACCGAAAGCATGGCGGCTCTGCTGATATGCCAGGATGCCGGGAGCGATCTCAACGATACCATTGCACTCATCGAACTCTTCCGGGGTGTACAGGCATTCAAGAGTTGCTCCGAATTCCTCTGCTGCTCTCAGGTTAAGATATTTAATATTATCTGCGTAGATCGCCGTTGCATCTGCACCGGAAGGTGTCTCATTAAAGGCTGTGATGCCGTTCCAAGCTACGCCGTTGGTGTAGTCGCCGTTCTGATCGGGTTTGTAAAGAACCATGTGGTCAATACCAGTCTCATACAGGTGGTTACCGGAATCATCCCATGTAATTGCCATTGTGTTTCCTCCTCAATCATAGAGAGTATAGTTTGCGTGGTTAAGATTATCTTTAGCGAATCGGGCTCCCGACTCGGAACAGAAAGAAAAGTTATCTGGAAACGTATCAAAGAGCTGGAAATCTGGATCATGCGCTATAATCTGCACTTTATACTGATACCAAACAAGATAACGAGTATTGTCGGCATGAAATTTATAGACTGGATTAGCGTAATACACAATGCACGGATAATTCATATGAATATTAGAGGGCGGCTGAAAGTAGACGTTTCGGCTTCCCAATAACTCACAGAATTTCTCGTGAAGTGCTATTCTATTGCGTTCGCGGGCCATTATACAATTCTCCAATTTCCAAAATAAGATGAGGGGGCTCTTTAGTAACTGTGTTAACAGCCCATTCGGCCCCCTCCATCATGATACTCCTTATATGTGTCCAGTTAACATTAGCGAACTCGTCAGCAATGATCTTTACCTGATTGTTTACTCGTTTATCCTCATTGATTTTATCGCCGCCTCTGTCCCATTTAGAGATCATTCGATTAACCTCACCGGGATATTGTTTCCGTATGAGTTGTTCCTGTCCCCAAACTCCAGGAGCGGTTTCAATTGGTTTAGAGAATATTACGTAATCATAGAATCTCATTGCTAAAAGTCCTCATTTTGAAGTAACGATCAAGCAGTCGCCTTGGTCAGTCTGATTGCGCTGAAAGGCTTAGTCAGAGCGCCAGAGCATCTAGTCTCGATCAGGTACTTCATCTGGTTGTAATCGATATCGAAGTCATCGAACATGTTGACTGCGCCACCCTTGTCAGCACCGAAGGTGTAGTCCTTAGGATTGACAATGATGCCAAGCAGCTCAACACCGGTAGTCTGATCGCCGTCGGTCGTATCGACATGGAAACCTTCCATAAGTTCGAGAGTAACGATTCTGGAGACACGAAGTCTTGTGCAGAGTTCCTGCTCGGAAGAATACAGGAAGTGACCGATACCATCTTCGATCAGCAGCATAGCGGTAAGAACATCTTCAGTTGTGAAGAGGATCGGGTTGCCGGAACCTTTGTAAGTCTTACGAGCTTTGATCGCAGACACGATGAAGTTCTTAGCCATCTCCTGCTCGTTCTTGCCGGGATCTACCGTTGCACGGATTGTGAACAGCGGAACATCGGTAGCGATAGGTCTGATGTGCTGCTCGGAGATCTTGTCATCGTCGGAAGGCAGTCTGCCGTCACCGATAAGACCTGCTCTTGCGATTTCCTCGTCCAGCTGGCCTCTCATCTCGCCCTTGATCCATGCGACAACGTCAAAGTCGACGATATCGATAGTGTCATCTCTGTCGATCTTCTGTTTCTTGTAAACAGTCTGAGGATCGGTGGTTCTCTTCAGAAGGCTGAAGACCTGCTCTTTCTTCAGGTTGCCCTTGAAGTAACCTCTTGCCCTGGCCTGCTCGCCGGTAAGATCTGCGAACTGAGATTTGATTCTGCTGAAAGGCGTGTGGTGTGCGCCATCAAGGAACACTGATACCCAGCTGGTGTCTCTCTTGATCCATTCCGGAGGATTGTTCAGGGATTTGTACTCCGGGAAAAGCATGTCGGGATCACGGAAGCCATAAGTCTGGTTAGCCGTAGCCTGAGAAGGGCCGGTCATGCCATCCATGGGAACTGTAAGTGCGTGAGAAAGTTCGCCGTTGCTGATTCTGTTTTCGACAGCTACTTTAAGAGATCCAGCGCTCTTTGCTTCAGCCAGAAGGCCTTTCATGTAAGTCTCATCAACACGAGCGCCGGCATATGTTGCGGATGCAGAATCGAAGATATTATGCTTCATTTCGTTTCCTCCTTCGGGATCTTCGTCGGGCTCTCCCTCTTCATCAGGCTGGCCCTGTTCTTCTGTGATAAGGCCAACCAGTTCATATACTGCAGCCTTCTGTTCTTCATTCATAGTATCGATAACCTGGCCGATTGTTTTATTTCCGCCAGTTGCAGGTGCTTCTTCTTCGTCATCGTCGTCCATATCATCAGCGTGATACAGTTCGATCGACTCATTCGTAAAGATCTCGCCCTCAAAAGTATCAGAACCGTGAGAAATAACGTCGTCGATAAAAGCGCCAGGATTTGCGCCTGCAGGAACGAGACTTACTTCACGAATAGTACCATGAATTACGTCCCCGCCTACCTGTTTAAGCTCATTGGCCCAGATGGAAAGCGCCTCCACATCGCCGTTATTTACGCTGAGCTTAGCATGACGCCCAGCATCGGTTTCGTTGAAATAGCCATACACCCTGACGCCTTCAGGTTTATTATACAGAATGCCATGTCCAAGAATATTTGACACATCACCGTGCTCATGGTTCCAGAAAAGCGGAACTTTCTTGCCATCGCAGTCTTTGAAAGCGTCTCTGCGGATTGTTCGTCCGTCAGCGCACAGCAAGTCATTACGTGTGGCCCAGCCACAGAAATCGTATTTCTTTGCCATTTTGAAATTACTCCTTTTATTAAGCGGTTACCGGCATTTCACGCAGCATATCGACAACGAGTTTGCCATTGGTATACCGTTCTTGTTCTCCATTACCGTCGAGCGGCATTCCCTCAAGGCCTCCTAAGCCCAACTCTTCGCCAGAATGATTAAGGTTCGAGTTGATAAGCATGTCGGCTCTAGGATCATCAGAAGGTCTCCAACCGAGTATCGATCTGATTTCATTAGAGGATGCTATCTCGTTACGAGTGAACTTATCAGCGAGCTCAGCTACTGTAGCGACAGGAACAAGTCTGAATGCATCTCTATAGAAGCGAATTGCTTGTCCTCTAGTCCTTGCGTTTTGTGTAAGGAACTTTCTCTGCATCTCGAGAGCAATAGCTGATAATATGGGTTCTATTGTGTTGTTATAGTAATTAATCATCGTCTGCTCATCGGCCGAACCATTGAGTACCGCTTCTGTGATACCGAGCTGGTTGTAGAGCATAGCCTGAAGGTCTTTAACTTCAGTCCAAATGTTGTTCTCAATGGAACGATTGAGCTGAGTTACCTTCTCAGTTCCATCCGTATATGCAATTCCATACTTAGAGCCTGCAAGCTGGTCTTCGATACTCTTACGGCGTTCTTCCGCTTGCTTCTTTCTGGCTTCTGATTTGATTACATAGGGTAGCTGGATGATAAGATCGATTTTTCCTGATGATGACTGCTCATCTACATAGTCCAAGAGATTCAATTTTCTGATTAGACGTTGGAGAGTACTATTGGGCTCGTTCATGATTGAATAGAACGGGTTCTCAACAATTCCAACCACAGATTTAGGTAATGTTACGTCCTGCTGAAGACCTGTATCTTCGTTGTAGATGCGAACGGTAACATGGTGCGGATACCACTGGGTTACCTTTCCGGTTCGCAGATTCAGGACGTCATAAGATGAGCGTCTAGGGTCACTAGAAGTAACGACAGGCACAATAGCAACACAGCCTTCGTCCAGCATTGAGTGGATTACATCTTGTATAAAACTTCGTCCTGTCTGATCTTCGTTAGCGCTTAGGGTTAAGCATGAGTTGAGTCCTGTAGACAAGGTGTTTTTGTATCTACCATTCTTATCAAGCTCAACATGCTCAATCGTAATCGCCGCCGCATCGACAGCAATTCTGTTGAATACAGTTGTTACTATTGAACGTTCATTACCTCTGGTGAAATGGAATCGATCAGGTCGAGTAGCATACGATCGGCCATAATCACGATAGGTCGGGTCCCTAGGACTTCTGAAAGCGTTCCAGGCGTGCTGGATACGTTGAATTATCGTTGGCATATCGTCCTCACTTTCTGTTCTTTCGCTGAGAGTACTTGAGCTGGGACTGAGTTGTTACATGGTCCACGAACTGTTTTCCAATAGCAATAGTTTCTTTGTCCATAGTCAGTTCCAAATCGCCGTAAGCTCGCACCATCTGATCGTACCAACGCTTTCCTCGATTGGCTAAGCGATTGGCTCTATACTGCTGCTTATTGGCTTTCTTGTACGCACGATCAGCCGATTCCTGAGACGCAAGCCAGCTATGTTCTCTTCGCTCCCCTTTATCGTAGTTGCGATTAGCGGAGTTCTGCCGCTTCTGGTAGTTGGCATTGATTTTCTTAAGTTTTTCAGTCGATTTTGAAGTGATGCGCTTTTTGGTCTCAGTCAGTAACTTCTGATATTGGGCAGCCTTGGCTTTATCCTCTGCGGTTTTTCCGGTGCTATATTTACCGTATTGTCTTTGGTAGTAACGTGCTTTGTGTACGCCCCACCGCATACCGAGAACGCCATAGTGCACAATATCGCTCGTGCTGCTGTAGACGTAATTTCCACTATAGATAACCATTATTCGAATGCATCCTTGTTTAGCTTGTATGCCACGAAAGCATCCATCATCGCAGAAACGTTATCAATCTTCTGTTCTCGATGTATCTTAAGGAGCTTTCGATTTCCGTTAGTATCTTCAACGGTCACACAGTTACCCATGGCAAATTCCATGAGAGCTTCATCAAACAAAAGAAGCCGTTCCCCAGCGAGATCTTTCAACTCTCCTAAAGGAACGGACTCTGTTCTAGAACCCTGTATGACTTTAACAATACCGAATGGGCCGTTTTCCAGTTCCCATCGGTTAACAAATTCTTTAGCATTGTAAGGGTCGTAACCGAAACATCTTACCTCGTACTGATGCTCTTCAATAAAGGCATCTAGGTCATCGTACACGTCGTTAAGGTCTAGGATTACCCCTTCCATGACGACCAGACTTCCTTCGCTGATGAATTCGTCGTACTTTTGTTTCATAGCGGCCGGAAGATTGTGATAGGTTAAGTCCGAAATATAGCTTCGTGTCTTAACGCCGAACCGTCCTCCATTCAGAGGGAACATGAAAGTAAAAGCACAGAAGTCATCACCTTGTGAAAGGTCTGCTCCCATGGCACAAGGCATCTGCCAGAAATCCTGTTTACGTTTATGGCGCTTGGTTTCCTCATAGCTAAAGAAATAGGTGAAGCCTTCCATTGGCAGACCGAATCTCTTAGCGAGAATGTCGTTTCTAGCGGCAGGTGCATTTTCGGCCCTCTCAACTTCCGTCTGATAAGTCTCGTAGGATACCGTTATACCAAGGTTCGGATTGGCTTTAATCCACATGTCAGGGTTGGCGACTTCTGTTACATCATCTAGTTTGTACCACCAGATGGATACATGCGGATTGACGTACTCGCCTTTAAGTATCTTCATCAGCTCCATTTTGATTGTGTCTCCACAACCGTTACGGATTGTGCCTTCTGAAGATGTGGCAATGATAAGCCAGTCGTCTACTTTGGCTGCGCCCTGCTCGATAGCGCCAATGGGGTCTTCACGAATATCGCCAGACAGCCACTCATCTACAGTAGCCATCTTGGGTCTCATACCCTGTAACTTGGTTATGCTCATAGGACGAATCTCGAGCAAAGAACCAGTCATGAAATTTTCGATTCCCTTCTTAGTCGAGCACAGTCTGACTCTATTTGCCTTTGAGCCTGTTGTGTTCTGAAGAGAACCATCTGTAAGGAATTTAAAGTAAGGGCCTTTGGAACGGACAATAGCGGTGCGAAGAGGCGACAGAATTTCGTCTGCCTGCTTCATTGTGGGGGCTGTTGTGAGCTGGTAGGTTGTAGCTCCGTCGACAGTAAGCTCAAAGCCTTGGTGACAGGACGCGTAAAGAGACTTGGATGCACCTCTTCCGACGATAAGATACTGCTTGTTGCGTAATCGTTTCTTAACTCGCTTGTAGACGTATCGACCTTTAGTTCCATGAATGCCTGGTTTCCAAACTTTCTTATCGACAAAGTAATACCATCCCCAAACGTCTTCGCCCCACAGTTTGAAAGAATCGAGAAGATGCAAATCACCGCCGTCAGTTAATGTGAGCTCATTCTCGCAAAAGGCAATCCATCCTTCTACGGCTTTGTCATCATAGTAATAATCAGGATTCGCTATTAGGTCATCGATGAGGTTCATCTGCATTTCGATTTCTCTATTTACAGGAATTTCTCCTCTGAGAACCTTCTCTCGAAACTGCCCGTAGTACTTAGGTGTTGCTGTGTTGCTTAACATTTACTTCTTCTTTCGATTCCACCATGAATACGGCTCATCCGTTTCGTTCTTGGTTGTGGTTGTCGATTTAGAGATCTTATCGTTCTTATACTCGTTTACTGTCGTTGTTGTAGTAGAGGACTTAGATCTATTGCTCTGCTGTCCTCCACCGCCGTTGTTGCCCTTGTTTTTATTCTTGCCGTCGCCTCCACCGCCGCTGAAAGCCTTGACAACGTTACTTACACCGGTAGCAATATTTCCTGCTGTCTGCGCATAACGAGCGATGTTCTCAAGATTACGGAGTGCATCAGATTTAAACAGAAGTTGATTGTCAGCAAATTTGGCAATTGTCTCTTCAGCCTGGAGTCGTCTGGAAATAGTCTGAAGCTGCTCAGGAGTGAACTTAGAACGGTTCTGGTAAACTTCTCTTGCATCACCCTTTTCGGCAATCTTCTTAAGCTTACCGCTAAGACCGCTGCTAGTTTCGTTCTTGGAAGAAGACTGCTGGCTATTGTTCTGACTTTTACCCTGATTTTGATTACTGTTTGCGGAGTCAAGAGGTCTATCGAGAAGTTTCTTGACCCGAGCTTCTGCCTCAAGCCGTCCAGCGATCTCATTCCACTCGTCCTTATTAAAAGTGTCACGATACTTCATGACCTCTTCGGCAGTACCGTGTTCTTTAGCGGCGTCACGAGCGGCTTTCTGAGCGATTTGTTCAGCTTTTTGGTTTTTCTTATAGTTATCTATAAGCTTGTTAAGAGCTTCAGAATCACTATCTTTATCCGAAATGCCAGTTGTGTCCAATTTATACTTAGGATCCTCAAAACGAGGCCCCCAGTGTTGACCCGGGATACGGTCTTTAGGATCATAGCCTAAAGCTTCAGTAACCATGCGTCTCGCAATATCCTCGGGAATTCCCGACTTTTTAAGACGCGCTTCGGCCTTATCCCAATTCTTTTTCTCTTCAGCTTCCTGGCGTTCCCGTTCGATCGCCTTAGCTTTCTGATCACGCTTATACTGTCTGTATTTACGCTTAACCTGTGCACCAAAGCTGTTGCGCTCTTCCTTATCCTGAGGAGTTCCATTAGGATTGGCTTTACGTTCAGCTCGATTAGCCGCCCGAACGTTTTTCTGAGCCTTCTTATAGGCGACTTTAGACGTGATTGGCCGCCCGTCTGGGCCAACTGTATGGAATTTCTCCTGTCTGGATAAAGGATATGGTGGGCCATTCTTGTGACCCCAAACCTGACCTTTAACACCGTGGTGGGCTAAATAATCAGATTCTATCCATCTGTTGTATGACATGTTGTTGCTCCTTAATAAAGAATCTTCTTGGACCACCTAAATTCCTTCATCATAGCCTTGATGTTCTTTTCGGTAGTTTCGAATCCTATGTCACTAAGAGCTGCCGTAGATGCAAGTCTTGAATACTTTTCAAAAGCTTCGTCATGCTTTGCGATATATGGAGCTCTTGCCGATCTATATTGCTCTCTTATAGGTTCTTCATACTGAGACCAATAAGTATCCAAATCCATTTTGCCATTTTGATAATCGTTCCATGCTTTACGTTGTTTACGAAAAGTAGCAGCAAAAGCTTTGTCTATCTTGCGTAATTCGGTGTTGCATTCCGTGCAAACTGCATAGTAGTTACGCAGGTATCGTCTTTGCTCTTCGGTTTTAGGAGAACCATTAAAGTAGTCCATACTAACGCGCCGTACTTTGTCCAAGAGAATAAGTGAGGCTTCCTCTTCTCGTTGAGAATAATCCTCTTTATTCCAACGATCCGTTATGGTCAGCATGCGATATTCTTTTCTAGCTTTTTGCTTCTTATCCAACCCAGAAAAATCAAAGTCGCGCAACAGGCGTTCCTCATACGCTATTCGGTCACGCTCTCTGAGTTCCAAATCGTTTATAGTTATGCTTCCGTCACCAATACCCATACGGTATTTCTTTATGCCCAATTTAGTGAATTCTCCATTGGGCTTAACATAAAGAAATTTCCTAATTTTATCTGGAATATTGTTAGGCACTTCCTTGTAACGCTCACGTTGAAATGCTGTATCTACATCGTGAGCCGTGCTCCATTTGTCTGATTCCGCTCCTTTTTTACTTAATGAATATACTTTGACCTCTTTGCCGACATCATACATGCGCTTTACGTTCTGCCTGGTGGCTCTAGCGCCATCGTCTAAAATAACCGCAAGCCCTGTATCAGCGGCATCAGACATAGCCTTGTCTTTCTTCGCTAGCCATTCTTTTGAGCCGGGCTCATGGTCTGGATCGTCAATGGGATTAGTTTTCCATTTAGAGTTAGCAGAATAGCGGACTTGCTTACCTGGGCCATATATTTCAACATTTTTGTAATTCTTAGCATTCAGGTAGTCTTGCACCTGACGATCGATACCCGGAGCATCGCCTACAATGATTTTGTCACCGCGTTTCATATGATCATCTAAGGCCTTTGCAACTTTAGATGGTAGTTCTTTTCTGTAATATTCAGAAGCTTCGTCCTGAGTTTTGGAAGAACCGGAAACAAAAACGGTTTTAGTCTTCCGAGTAGCTCTCTTATGAGCCGTCTTCTCAGATGTTTTATACTTCTTCTTTCCCTGAGGTGAACCATCTCCACTGAGAAGTTTATGCCCATCGGATTTAGAGCTATCGAGCGGATAAGGCGGACCGTTTTGTACGCCCCATTTCTGCCCTTTAACGCCGTGGTGGGCGAGCCAACGATTGTAAGCCATTGATTATTCCTCCGTACACGAATAGTCGTTGCTGATTCGCCATTCTAATTCCGCTAACTGATCCTTCCTCAGATTTACGAGATAGGAGTTCTGAGGAGGGTCAAATTTTAAATTAACGGAGATCTTTATGTAATCCGTTACCGCAGCCAGCAGAGATTCATCCTCAATACCGATATCGCCCCAAGTCTCAGATTCGTCAGCTATCACGTAACCGGCAAAGCCTTTAAGAAGCTGCTTTACGGTATTGAGCTGAGAATTAATGAGGTCGCACAGCTGTGCATCGTAGAATTTGGTCTCTGTTGGGACAAGACAATAATGCTTTACACTATCTAAGATGCTGTCAAACTTAGCCATGCTGTAACCTCCGCCATGGGCTTGTGTCATTGGGTGTTCGCTCGGTTAAGATGGGTCGTTTACCCGTGTCGTAGCCGTAGTGAATAATGTTGTGGGTATCTCTGGTTGTAGTAATCAGGAATTCTGGATCCAAAACTTTGTCAGAGCGACTTAGAATATCCTCTTTAGAAATGGGATTCATGTGATGGACTAGAATGATGCTTCTGTGTCCTGCAGGAAATATCTCGTGGTCTGGATGTGCCAAGTCACAAGCTTTGTCTCGCAGAATAACATGGTCACGAACTTTTTTCCATTCAGCACTGCGTTGATAGAGGTACTGATTCAGATATCGGTCGTATCCGAAAGTCTCGTAACCAACTTTGCCTCGAAGAATAAGATAGTTGAGTCGTTCATCAAACGAAGATAGCTTGATGAGGTCAGAATATGTCTTCATCGTCTTCATCCTCACCGGTATCAGCGCCTGAATAGCGTTTGAAAGCCTTGAGAGCTTCGGTATACATCTCTTCGTTCTTCTGTTGCAGTCTGAGGTTCTCGGTTTTGGCCTGAACCAGCTGCAACTCGAGCTCTAGCTTCTGAGTTTCGAAGCGTTCTTTGTTAGAACCGGCTCTCAAAAAGTGGACAAGCTCCTGAGATGACGCTTTTCCGTTACGAATTCGGTCTTCAACTACGTCCATTGTTAAAGATATAAGTTGAGCCTCTCGTTCTTCAGGCGACATAGCTCTTCGGCGTCTTCTTTTAGAGGAAACCGGTGAACTTTCTTCATGTTTCATGTGTCTTTCCTTTCTTTTCTAAAGCCTCTTTCAGCGTTCCAGCGAAAATCTATAGCTTTTTAGGAGGCACTATGGACGGTAGAAAGGAAGCCCGAAGGCTAAAAAAGACCCGCTGCGGAGCTGGAGCGCTGAAAGGGACCCTAGAAAGTTACCTAAATATAATCCTCCGGGGAATTTTTGAGG